TAGTAATACTGCTGTCGGTACGAACGCTTTAGACGCAAACACAACGGCTGGAGCTAACACAGGAATAGGTTATATGGCTTTATCAGCGACTACAACAGCTGGAAATAACACAGCATTAGGTTATAACTCATTATTGGTAGCTACAAATGACGGTAATACAGCAGCTGGTTCTGCTTCTTTAGAAGCTTGTTCAACTGGACAAAATAATACAGCACTTGGTTATGCGGCTGGCTATCAAGTAACTACAGGCAGTAATAATTTACTTTTGGGAACAGAAGCTGGAAGAACAGGTAGTCCGGGTGGTCCTGTTGTAGCGGATAATAATGTTATTTGTTTGGGTGATGAAAATATTGCTAGTTCCCACATTCAAGCAGACTGGACAGTAGCTTCAGACCAAAGAGATAAAACAGATTTTACAGCTCTAGATTTAGGTTTAGATTTTGTTAATAAATTAGAACCAGTTACTTATCGTTGGGATAAGCGTTCTAAATATGGTGATAAACGTGCCGATGGTTATGACTTAAATGCACAAAGTCCAGACGGAACACATAAAGAAGATTGGTTAGACGTAGGCTTTAAAGCTCAAGAAGTAGAAAAGTTAGAAGCTGAATATAACTATAATATGGATGATAAGACAAACTTGACTACTTATCTTAGTGACGATGGAAAACAGTACGGTTTAACTTATTCTAAATTTGTACCAGTATTAGTAAAAGCAGTACAAGAACTCTCAGCACAAGTTGAAGAATTAAAAGCACAAATAAACGAGGAAAAATAAAATGGCACAAACAGTAAGCGAATGTTTAACAGCAGCTACAGATAGCATAACAGTAATTAATGATATTAACTCTAAAGGGCTTTCATCAACGCATATTGTAGCGTCCGATCTTTCTAAAGGAGTTACACAGGCAGATGCAAATGTAAAAGTAAAAGCAAACGTAGATCATCTAACAATTATTCTTGCGTATGACGGAACTGGTGGCACACCTAATGTTAAAGACGCAAGTGACGATAAATCATCTTACACTACAGCGATTACTACTGGTAATACATATATTTCTAACAATAGCTAGGAGGTCGCATGGATTTTATATTTTGGTTATTCATAATAATAATAGTTGGCTCAATCGTTTTACGATTTATTAATAAAGATAAATTTAATCAACTGAAAGATTATTTTACAGAAAGATATATGAGGTGATGAATGGCTTTAGTGCCAATTACGCCAGTTCCAGGTATTGTAACTAACGGTACTCCGTACTCAAGGAAAGGTCGATGGACTGATGGAGATTTAGTTCGTTTCCAGAATGGAAACTTACGACCTATCGGTGGTCGGGAAAAACTTAAATCAGCAGCCTTAACTGGTACGCCAACAGGAATGTATGCTTACAGCGATAACGCGGGTAATCAAATACTTGCGGTAGGTACAAGAGAGAAAGTATATGTATTAACCAGAAACACTTGGTATGATATAACCCCATCAGGATTTACAACAGACGCTTCATCCGATCCTTTAGGGTATGGAGCATATAACTATAACGTAGAAGATTATGGTGACGCTCGTTCTGAATCAGGACTCCTTTTTAATACGCACTCTTTTTCATTTGATAATTGGGGTGAATACTTAATCTTTTGTTCATCATCAGACGGCAAAATATATCAATGGCGGCCACATGGGGGCGGAACAAACACACCTGATTCTGCTGGAACAGCCATCACCAACGCACCTACTGGAAACTTAGGTGTAGTAGTAACTAACGAAAGACATATCGTGGCGATTGGTTCTGGCGGTGATCCAAGAAAGGTGGCTTGGTCATCAAGAGAAGCCTCAACTACTTGGACGGCTGGTGCTACCAATACTGCGGGTGACTTACAAGTACCAACGGGCGGCAGAGTTATTGGTGCTATGAAATGGCAAACTGATATTATCTTATTCACTGATACTGGCATAGCTAGAATGTATTACACAGGACAGCCCTTCATTTATGGGGTTCAAGATGCTGGTTCAAATTGTAAAGCCATCTCTACGCGCTCTATTGTAACTGCTGGTAATTTCCTCGCTTGGATGGGTGAAAATGGTTTCTTTGTATTCGATGGTTCGGTAAAAGAGATACCATGCGAAGTGCATGATTATATCTTTGATGATTTGAATTACAGTTATCGAAAGACAATCGCTGGCGGTCACAACTCGAACTTTAATGAGGTTATCTGGTTCTTCCCATCTACTGACAGTTTGAAACCAGATAAATATGTTATATGGAATTACGGTGATAATGTGTGGTCAGTTGGTTCAATGGATAGAGGTTGTTGGGTGGATCAAGGGGTATTTGATTATCCTATAGCTTGTGATAATGATGGTTTTGTTTATCAGCACGAAAGCACTACGTTAAACAATTCACCTAACTTGGGTACATCAGTGCCATACGCTCAGTCAGCGCCAATAGAGATTGGCAACGGTGATCGTTATGTTCAGTGCAATCAGATTATTTCTGATTCTGAGGCTGGATCACTACCGGGCGTGACATTAAGTTTTAAAGGTCGTTTTACACCGCTTGGCCCTGAAACAGATTTTGGTTCATTTACATTTGATGCTACTGACGGATATACAGATGCGAGATTTAGTGCAAGACAGGTACAGATGAAAGTAACAGGTGATACAACGCAAAATTTTGAATTAGGTACAGTACGTCTGGATGTGGTGAATAGAGGTAGGAGGTAATGGCAAGAAAAACATTTACCAGACCAAGCGCGGAGTATGACCAGAAATATCAGAATTACTTAGTATCGGAATTAGAGTATCAATCAGGATTAACTTTTAATAAAGGCGAAAGAATAGAAGTTGATGGTGGAGATCAAACGGAATTAGTTTTAGTGAGTCCAGATGGAACAAAGTATAAGGTTAGTGTCGACAACTCAGGAAACCTCAGTACCGCAAGTACCGTCTGAGGAAGAATGGGTTGTTAGATGGCGTTTTGCTGAACCTTTAATTAGAAAGGCATTAAAACATACGGACTGCTATAATATAAAAGACGTAGAAGAAGGTATAAAAAAAGGGGTTTTTCACTTATGGACGGGCGAAAAATCAGCTATTATAACAGAGATTATTGAATACCCTCGTTTACGCGCCATAAATTTATTATTTTGTGGCGGTGATTATAAAGAACTACAATCAATGCTTCCTAGTATTGAACAGTTTGCCAAACATTTTGGATGCAAAAGACTTTATGGCGGTGGTCGTAAAGGATGGTTAAGAAAATTGAAACATCTTGGTTTTGTTCAAGAGTATATGATTAGGAAGGAAATATGAGTAAAGGTAAAACAGTAACATCAAGCGCAGTTGATCCAGCACAAATGGCGATGTTTCAAGACTTATACGATAAGTCTAAAAGCATAGCATCACAACCGTTTGTTCCCTACACAGGATCAAGAGTAGCTGGTTTTAATCCAGATCAATTAAGAGGGTTCGATGCAACTAGGGGTATTTTTGAAAGTTCGCAAGCATTTGATCCAAGAGGCGCAATCAATACTCTTGCTGGTCAATCAGCACCTACTTTACTTGGTGCAGATATTAATGCTTACCAAAACCCGTTTACCACGCAAGTAATTGACCAATCATTAAGTGATCTTGATAGAGCAAGACAAATGGCTATCGGTGGCGACCAGGATAGAGCAATCTCGGCTGGCGCGTTTGGTGGCTCAAGAAGCGGAATACTCGAAGCAGAAACCAATAGAGCGTTTGCCGATCAAGCAGCAAGAACTTCATCTGGTTTAAGACAAGCTGGATTTAACCAAGCTCAACGCGCTGCTGAATCAGATATTGGGAGAGAAATGGATAACAGACGTTTCCAAGCTGGTTTGCAAAGTGGCTTGCTTGGCGATCAATACCGCACATTAGGATTGCTAGGTGGTATGGGATCACAACAACAAGGATTACAGCAAGCCGGATTAGATACTGGTTACAACGAGTTCTTACGCGGTCTGGATTATGGGCCAAGACAACTAGGCTTACTATCACAAGGTTTAAGCGCTATGCCACAAAACATAACAAGTAGCGAGCAATATAAACCTGGTGGATTAGAGCAAGCTGGAAATGCAGCAACGACAGCAGCTACTTTAATGAGTTTATTTTCCGATGAAAGATTAAAAGATGACATTGAGTTAATTGGTAACGAAAAAGGTTACAACATTTATACTTGGACTTGGAATGATCTTGCCAAGAAACTTGGTATTACAGCACTAAATAAAGGTGTAATTGCGCAAGAGGTAATGAAAACAAATCCTGATGCAGTAACTCTACATGATAGCGGTTACTACATGGTTAATTACGGGGCATTATAATGGCAATAGCAGATTTATTAAGAAATTTTGGCGGTAAAGTTGGTGATACGTTTGCCAGTATGGGTTCAACACCACTTGGAAATCTTACGCCTGAACAGCAAAGACGGCAAAATCAAATGCAAGGCTTACGCAATCTTGGTGAACAGTTCCAGATATTAGGTGCTATGCAATCTAATAGACCACAACAAGCAGCGTTTATACAGAACCAAATTAAGCAAAGAGAGATAGATGCCTTAAACGCTGAACAGAAAAGAAAGTTTAATGAATTTTTAAGCACTCCTGATGGATCAAAATATCAACGCATGGTTGACTTGTTAGGCGTAGATTTAACTAGACAAACTGTTGCAAAAAATATGTTTGCTAAACCATCAGATCGAAAAATAATAAAAGGTAACGATGGTTTTAATTATTACGCTGATTCAGGAGAAAGAGTATTGCCAAATGTTCAGTCTGCCGGACAAGATATAGATACATGGTCTATTACTGATAGCGATGGAAATAGAGTTACTGATCTTATTAATCCGTCAGCAGAAGATTTGGAAAAGCAAGTTGATTCCGGGGCATTTATTAACAAAACACCCGTTCTTTCAACGGCTGGAAAAGGCGCTCAAGAAATTGGCGAAATTGCTGGTTGGAACGATAAAAATGGATTACTCAATAGATATAAAGGTTATCAAGGTTTAGTAAGTTCAGGGCAAAGAATTATAGACAACCTCAAACAAAGCCCTGATTCAGTTTTATTAACAGGTGACATTGCTCAAATGCTTAATCAGTTAGGACAAGAAGTAACAGCTATGACAGGTTTAATTGATAGAAAAGAAAGAAATGCACTTATTGATAAAACAAAACCAGAGGTAAGAAATAATTTCTCTAAATTAGCTCAAGAAACCGCAATTACTGAATCACAGTTATTGGACTTTGCTTATCAAATAGCAAAAGTTAGAGGTCAAGAAGGCAGAGGTCT